ATTTTAAGGAGATTGACGTATGCGATTGGATAGATGACATGGGTGGTATCGCTGGAACTCAGTTCCAAGAAATCATGGCTGCACTATCAGAAAGCATGAATAGCGGAATAGAGCAACCGAGTTCTACGTCAACAGAAGCTGGTGAAGAAAAAAAAAATTAGAATGGATTGACATAGAAAGATATACAATGGGGGAGTGTCAAATACTTCCCCATTTGTTTTGGGAGATGACCATGGCTGAATTAGACTTTGTTTGGTATGGTTATAGGCATAAAGAGGAGCAAGAATGGGTGAGGTCAAGATGGCAAACTACTTTACTTATTAATATTCAGCTACCTAAAGGAAAGAAGGTCAAGCCTACTGAACTTTTAGAGTTAGATTGCGATAAGAGGAATAGAAAGAAGAATGTTAAGATAATGAGTAACGAAGAGTTACAAGAGGTACTAAAAAAATACGAAAATATTAAACCAGCATAAGATGGCGACTCAAGAAGGTATAGAATTAATAATTAAAGCCCAAGACCAGTATAGTGGAACATTAAATAAGATTAAGGCTTCTAATGATTTGTTTGGTAAAAGTGTTGAAAATATACAGAAGCAAATTGGTGCATTACAAACTTATATGGTTAAACTTGTTACTGCTGGTGTTGACCCTGCAAGCAAGGGCATACAACGTTTACAAGGACAATTAAAGGGTTTAAATCAAGATTTACTACAAGTACAAAATGCAGCTAAGGGTGCAGGTAATGCTATTGGTGGTGCTGCAGGGGATTTAAAAAAATCTAATCAACAATGGACTAACCTTGCGTTAGTTGTGCAGGATTTACCTTTTGGTTTTAGAGGTATTCAAAACAACTTACCAGCTTTGTTTGGCACTTTGGCTACTGGTACTGGTGCTGCATATTTTGGATTTTCTGCATTAGTTGCTGCAATTACAGCTTTTGATATGGGTATGTTTGGTGCTACTAAAACAACTAATGATTTTGGTAAAGCATTAAAAGAAACAAATAAAGAAATAAAAGATACTTTGAACTATACAAATGGTCAAATATCTAATTTACAAGGTTTAGTTGATGTAATGTTAGATGTAAATAGTACAGAAAGTATTAGAAATAAAGCATTATCAGAAGCTAAACAAGCTATTACTGAAGTAGATGAAGCTCAAGGTAAAAAGATAAAGACAATAGGTGATGCTATAGTCGCAATAAATCTTTATACAGAAGCTATACAGCAACAACAAATGCAAGAAGTTATTGGTAAAAGAATAGCTGAAATAACTATTGGTCAAATAGAACGAAGAAATAATCTTGCAATAGAAACTAATAAAGCAAATAGAGGTGTTCATCCTATTAACTGGTTTATGGGTAATACTGAATTGCAGGGATTACAAACTGAGATTATAGCAAATGAAACATTACTTAGACAATTAGAAGATTTAAGAAAAGGAAATACAAAAGCATTATTATTAAATCCGTTTTCTAAATATAATGCTAGTAAACCAAATAATAAAGGCGAATCTGAAGAAAAAGCTAGATTAAAACAAACACGAGATTTTAATTTACAAGTTTTACAAGATACAGTAAATGCAAAAAAACTAGAACTTAAATTATACGAAGATGATGCTTATAAAAAATATCAAGTTGCAGAACAACTTGCTATGGCAGAAAGGCAATTATCATTAAAAAAGATTGAATATAGTGAATATGATGAAAGACAAAAAGCTGTTTTAAATCAAGCTGTATATAAGGAATATTCAGACCAAGTTCTACTTTTAAGTCAATCTATGCAAGAACAACTACTTGTACAAGATGCAAAAACAAGAAAGGAAAAAAAGAATAGAGATAAACAAGATTATGCAGAACAACAAAAGTTTGGAAAGAATCAAGTTGATTTAATTGATTCACAATTAAAAGTTGGATTAAGATTAAATAAAGATAATTTAGTTGAACAGCAAGAACTTATTAAACAATCAATGGCAAAGGTTGGTATAATGATGGCTGCATCTTTTGGTACTGGACAGTTTCCAGTTTTATTAAAATACTATGATGAGCTAAATGCTAAATTATTAGCAATGGACACTGCTGCTTTAAGAGGTGCAGAGGCAATGAAAAGGGTTAATAGTATTATTTCTGATACTGCTACAAATGCTGTTGTTCAATTAGGAGAAAATATTGGGAAGGCTTTAGGTGGAGAAAAAGTTGATTTGTTTGGAGGTTTTATAGAATTATTATCATCTGGATTGCAAGAAATTGGTAAAGCATTAATTGCTTATGGTGTAGCTATGGATGCATTTAAAAAGGCATTTACTAATCCAGTTGCTGCTATAGCTGCTGGTATTGCATTAGTTGCTGCTGGTGCTATTTTAAAAGCTAAAATAAATAAAACATCTGGAGAAAATACTGGAGTACAAAAGTTTGCAAATGGAGGTATTATATCTGGGCCAACAATGGGTCTTATGGGAGAATATCCTGGTGCAGCATCTAACCCAGAAGTAGTTGCTCCTTTAGATAAACTAAAAGACATGATTGGTGGTGGAGGTGGGGGTACTTTTGTATTAAGAGGACAAGACTTACTTTTGTCAGTAAATAGAGCACAAAGAGCATCAAATATTAAAGGCCAAAACATCATTTTAACATAATGGCATACGGATTAAATTATAATTTACAACAAGCATTAAGAGATGGAAGTTCTCTTTTTGTTAATATATACAAAGATGGATATACTGGTGCTGTATATAATTATACTCCTACTTCTATAACTATTGAACCTAACACTATTAGTGATGAGCCAGAACCAGGCATTATATCTTCACAGTTAAATATATCTTTTTTATTATCTTCTCAAGCTGATTATAATAATTTTCCAGTTTTACTGAGTTTTAATGATAGAGAATATTACGTAGAATTAAGTCGAGTACCAGTAAACGGTACAGAAACAGTTTTATGGAAAGGCTATATGTTTAATGACTATGTTAATGTACCATTTACTACTGGTAATTTAGAAGTAAATATTACTTGTATTGATGCATTGTCATTTATGAAAAATGTTATTTTTCCATATCCAGATAACATTAATACAACAACAAAGCTAAAAACAGTTATTTTAACTGGTTTAAACTCTTTAGGCTTCCCTACTCTTGGTGATTTATTCTCTACTTGTTCTTATTATGGTAGTGCAATGGATGATAGAGCAGATGGTACTGGTTTCGAGCCATTTGACCAAACATATATTTATAAAAGAGATTTAGTTGGTAAAAACCTATATGACATTATTGAACAAATAATGATTTCATTTAATTGTAGGTTATTTCAATTTCAAGGTAATTGGTGGATTATGTCAGCAAATGAAATGGCCAAATCTACTATTTACTATTCACAATATAATGCTTCAAGCAATAACCTTGTTGCTTCTGGTACTATTGCTAATGGGGTTACTGTAGCACCTTATTCCGCAGGTAATGTTCACTTTATTAATAACTCACAAAATAAGATAACAAGAAAAGGTTATCCAATTATAAGAGTTGATAGCAAGGTTGAGGCTGCACAAAACTATACACATAATTCTACATTTAAACAATCAACTACTTATCCTAGTGGATTTGTTTTTCCAACTGGATGGGACCTCGATGCAGTGAGTGGTGGTTCTGTAACATGGTTACAAAATGCTAATGAAGAATTTGATGTTATTAGATTAATAGGTAATACTGGTTATGCTAGTTTTTTTACTGATGTTATTTATTCTCCTTTTGTATATCCAACAACTTTTACAATATCTTTTGATGCTATTGCTAATCAATTAAGTATTGAAAGATTTTTCATTATTGTATCAATAAATAATTTTATTAACAATAGATTTTATTTACAATCAGATGGCACATGGTCATTTACTTCAACTCGTTTAGCAGTAGATTATACTAATAAAGACAATTCTTACCAAACATTTACTAGAGATGTAAAATTGGGTGTATTTACTATAAGTGGAACAAATTATAATGTAGCTGGTAAATTAAATATAGAATTTTATACACCAAGTGGAGGTGAAGCATATCTCAGGAATCCAAGAACAGTTCAAAATATTAATCCTTCTATAGCTGAATCTTACTTAGTAACAAGAACTGCAAGTACGGTTGGTTCATTAACTAAAGATTTTACTACATTTTTAGGATTATATAAATCTGATTTGCCAAACATATATGGTAATCTTTATTATGCTAATGGGAATCAAATAACTCAATGGTATAGTTTTGGAGCTGCTGGAACATTATTTCCTTCATTACCAGACTTATTAGCAAGAGAATTATCTAATCTATTAAGTAGAAACTATGCTACTTTAGAAGGTGATTTAGGTGAAACTTATAATGCTTTTGGTTTAATTTATTTAGCAAATAGCTATACTGTTACAGATTCTGCAAGTAGTGCATTAACTTATAATGGTAAAAAGTTTTTATTAAATAGAGTTACTCCTAACTTATATATAAATCAAAATAATAGTTTACAATTACTAGAAATTACAAATACCAACAACTCTTCTACTTCGGTATCTAAGTGGATAGTAAGCTAAAAACATAAAAAAATGGCAATTTTAGGAACAGATGTTATTTTATATTATTGGAATGGTTCTACTGCAATACCATTTTCTTCAGCTACTAATTGTAATTTTCAAAGTAGTATGGAGCTAATGCCAGTATCATCTATTTCTTCTGCATGGGCTGTAGAGTATAAACCAGATTTGACATCTTGGACAGTTGATTGCGATGGATTAATAGCTATTGATGGTTTTGATTATGATGATTTTCTTAATTTGCAATACAATAGAACTCAAATTACAATAAAATTTACTGTTAATACATCTCCTGCATATACAATAACTGGCCTAGCAAACATAATGAGTCTTTCGTATAGTGGTGATGTTAGTGGAGTGGCTAGTTATTCGGTATCATTTCAAGGTTGTAAAAGATATACAATAGCATAAAAAATATAATATGGCAATTTTAGGAAGCAATTTAGCGTTATACTACAGAGGGCCAGGAGCAACTTATGTTCCTTTTGCTGCTGCTACAAGCTGCAACTTGACTTCTAATACTGCTCAGATAGAAGTAACTAATTATAATACTGATTGGTTCAGAGATTATAAGATGGATATGTTAGATTGGAGTGTTACTACTGATGGTTTAATTACAATAGATGATGTAGATTATAAAGACTTATTAGACTTTCAGCTAAATAGAACAAGAATAGTCGTAAGGTTTTCTGCTATAGGATTAAAGCAAGATGTGTTTTTTGGTAGAGCCTATATTACAGATATAACATTAAGTGCACCAGTAGAAGGTGTAGCCACATATTCAGTTACTGTTACTGGAGCTGGGCCTTTTAGATTTACCGACCCTACTCTTTGTCTAAGATTTAAAATTACACTTAATGATGGTGGTGTAGTAGAATGGCAAGATTGTGATACTGGTGATATTAAGTCGATAGGATTTACTCACGCAGTCACATTCTATCAATGTGCTACAGTATTTGGTGGTTTACCTCAAATTGAAATAATTGAGGGAACTGGAACTATAGAGTCAACTGGATATTGTTCACAATAAATTAATAAAAATAAAAACATAATAAAATGGCAATTAACGGAACAAATGTAATTTTAAGAAAGGGTAGTACTGTATTTGCAGCTTCTACTTCTTGTTCATTAGAGGTATCGTCTGACCAAGTAGATGTTACAAACAAATCTTCTAATAGAAAAAAAGAGTATATGTATGGCTTTAATGGTTATACAATTAGTTGTGATGGTCTTATTACCTTAGATGATTATGACTATTTTGATATGCTTACAGACCAAAAGAATGGTACTGTTATTACTGTAACTTTTACAGTTGATACAAAAGTAATTACTGGTACTTGTAACATTGAATCAGTATCAGTTGATGGCCCAGTAGAGGGAGTTGCAACATATTCTGTTAGTTTACAAGGAACTGGAGATTATACTTTAGCATAATATGCAACATCTTAGAGACTATATACTTATCATTGGGTTCTTTTTCTTAGGCGTATTTGCCTATGAATCATGTCATAAAACTGATAAAACAGAAGATATTGACCTATCCAAGTATGTAAAAGTTAAAGAGGTTCATGATACTTTGTACACAAAAACGTACAGAAATAGGTACATAAAAGGGGATTCTATCCCTTTTGTGATTATAGCTACAGATACTACCACTATTCACGATACAATACGCATAATAAACGATTATAATGCAGTTGTAGCTTATACTGATACCATTAAGCAAGATTCTAATATCTTTGTGATTAATGATACCATAACCAAAAATCGTATCAAATCGAGGTCTTTTGAGTCCAAGATTACCGAAAAAACCATCTATGTTAAGGAGTTTTATGCAGAGAAAGCTAAGTATAGGCTTTTTTACGGCATAAGAGGCGATTTTAGCCAATCTAATGGCTTAGAAGTACTAAGTCCTGGATTGATGTTAAATGCCAAAAACAAGGCTCTAATAGGCCTTAATCTTAATATTAATAAAAATAACAATATAAGTTACTCTGGTAGCTTGTATTTTAAAATAGGTAAAAAGTAACATGGCTCCAAAGAAAGACGTAAATGTAAGTGCTAATCCTCTACCGATTAGTTTTTCCCAATTTAGTAAAGACCCGATTAAGGGCACTATGTTTTTAGTTATCATCGGTATAACTGTCCTTTATGTAGACATTAGAGGCAATTTTAACAATCAAATCAACTCTCAAGACGCAAGGATTACTAATCTTGAGTATAAAGATAGCTTAAAAACACAAGCGTTAATTGAGTGTAAGACAGCCCTAAGTTCAACGACTACTAAGTTAGAGACTCTTGACGCAATGGGTGCTATTAAATCATCTGTAAAATAATAGGCCATGAAATCAATTCTTTTAATTTTTGGGTTTCTAACGGTTACAGCTACAACGATTAATGTGACAGCTAAAAAAGAAGATAAGTCAGCGAAAGAGGATAAGGAATTTGAGCAGTTTATGAATGATTTTAATCAAACCTTGACTAAGAACAAAGCTGTTCAAGTTAAGGCAGATGAGGCTAAAGAAGCAATAGTAACGTCTACCGTTAGCAAGTTTGCTGAGATTAAGAAAGAGGTAAATACACTAAAAACCGAACTAAATGAAGTTAAGCAGACTTTGGATAGTGTTAGTAATGATACTGCTATCAGTTTCAGCATACTCGCAATATCCCACTACAAAAAAGATTAAGGGTGACTCTGTAGTTATAATGACCATAGGTCAAGCAGATACCATCAATAAACTATATAAGTCCTATAACGATACAATAATCGCTTATAAGGACTCGTTAAAATCTAAAATAATAAAACATGATTCTATTTTCACTATCTACAGCTATAAAGTTAGTACGCTTGAAAATTACAAGTATCGCTACGAAGCTAATCTCGAAACATATCGTAATAGAGAAAAAGAACTTGACAAGATGGATAAATACCATGCTTGGCAAAAAATAATATTAATATTCTTAGTCATTTTCCAATTTAGTCAATTATAATATGAAACAGTTTTTCCAAGAAGATAGCGGTAGATTTAGCATGAAGCGTTTATGTGGATTGCTATGTGTTATCGCATTATGTGTTACAATGTATCACAACAGTTTTAGTGAAGAGCATACTGCTCCAAGTGCAATACTTGTAGAATCAGTAGCTTTGTTAGCATTCGGTTGTTTAGGTTTAACTTCCGTAGAGAAAATATTTAAGAAAGATGCCTAAGAACGAAAAGATAATATTAACACTTGGCTTCCTATTATGGTTGCTAGGATTAGCATATTTTGTAAATCAAATGATTTAAGATGAAAGTATCAGCCCACTTTGCATTGGCAGAGTTTACTCGTAGTGAATCTGCAAAAAGACATGGAGTATCAAACGAACCAACTCCAGAACACTTACAGAATCTTATCACTTTATGTGAGAAGGTATTAGAGCCAATCAGAATGAAGTTTGGCCCTATTAATATTTCATCTGGATATAGGTCTAAGACTTTGAACCATTACATTGGAGGGTCATTAAATTCACAACATTGCGAGGCTAAAGCGGCAGATATTGATATGGATGGCATGGGAGGTGCATCTAATACTGAGATTTTTAACTACATAAAAGATAGTTTAGATTTTGACCAGTTAATCTGGGAGTTTGGTGACAATAAAAAACCAGACTGGGTTCATGTTTCTTATAACGCAGGTAAAAATAGAAAGCAAGTGTTGAGAGCACTTAAGGTTAACGGCAAGACTGCCTACGCACCTTACAAATAGATAAACCAAACCAACCAATATGGCATCTAAAAAAAATGTGCTTGTCATAGGAGATACGCACGAACCATTCTGTCATCCACTTTATAGGAACTTTTGCCTTGAAGTGGCCAATAAGTTTCAATGCTCCGAAGTAGTACATATCGGAGATGAAGTAGACAATCACGCAATCTCTTATCACGAATCTAAACCAGACGGTCATGGAGCTGGATATGAGGCCGATTTAGCTCAAGCAGCTATGTATAAATGGTACAAGGCTTTCCCAAATGTTAAAGTCTGTATCGGTAACCACTCAGCCCTACATAAAAGAAAG